GACATGGCTGAAGATTCGAACCCATGGGAGTTCATCACCTTCTACACGTGGTAGGAATCGGAGTGTTGCAGTTCCATTACCTGCCTTGTCACCTTCGAGTCGCCAGAAGCGATCATCGGCAAACGATTTAGTATTGGCTGTTTCGGGATTGGCAATCTTGTCAAATTCTCCAGAGATTTTACTGAAGTCAGAATTGCGCATTTTACGGAGTGCTTGAATGTCCATCGTATTTCCTTTGTATTAATATTACGGTGTATTTTTAGTATGTTGTATCTGAATCTCATCACTCAGTTCGACTTCATCATCGAATGAATCATAGTCATCATCTACATAACTATTTAGCGTTTTCATTCCGCCACTTTTTCGACCATTCGAATGTTTAGCGTGCTTTCCAGATCGCCCACTGGTCTGCTCATCTTCAAACCTTTTAGGTTGCTTATGATATGTCTTGCCCATGTTACCCTGCAATTTCTTCCATGAAATGGTTAAAAACCTTTTGAATCTTAATCTTATCGTATTTTACGAATCCAGTCAACTTTGTAATGCGTCTTAATTCATTATCCCATATGTATCTAACTGATAAGTTCTGATTCCACTTTTCAACAATAGGATGAAAGTCATCTATGAGTCGTAAGGTTTCGATGGAGATCTTTCCACCAACAAACAATGATAGTGCCACAGGATACTCACTGTCTGTAAAATTAAAGAGTGCAGAGTGTTTCAATTTATTCACTTCCAGATGAGTTAGTAATGTTGCTAAATCATCTACAAATACTTTTGTAATGCTTTGTTTTCTTTTGTTCCATTGTCTGAAGTTATCATCTGCTTCTGCGCCAGCATAGATCGCAGTATCATTACCATAAGCAAAGTTGGAAACAAAGAATTGAATAATCTCTTTGTCGTCTTCGTGCTTTCTGGCTAACTTCTCAAATATGTATCTGTCATTTCTAGCATTGAATGCTTCACGAGTACCCTTAACATTTCCTCTGTTTTCAAACACATTGAATTTGTCAGTAGTGAAGTGAAGTTTAATCGCTAGGTAATAACGATATGCTTTAAATCCATCCATTATACATCTAATTGTGCCTGCTTAGGCAAATAATTAAGTTCACGAAAGTCCATCTCAATTTTATCTTTTAATGATTTGTTAATCAACTTGGCAACATCTTCTGGTTCAAGATAGTTCTCTTTACAATACTCAAGGACAGCGTCCATGTAGTTAATATTAGAAGTAGAAACTATCTGTTCAATGTGCAAAGAGAAGTCGTTGGCATTCTTAAATATAGCTGACATTCTGCTCTTTCTTAATCCAGTATTCAGTATTTTTAAGTTCTTGACTCACTTTATCGTACTCTTTTAATTTAGTTTTGTAAAGTTTCCAAATGGGTGTATCTGTTTTATCAGAATCCATCTTACGTTCAAACTTCTCAAGAAACATAGAAAAGAATTTATCCAGTTTCATCTTCTCAATTTGCAAAGAGTTGTATTTTTCATTCAAGTTCATAATATGTATTATACCTTATTTTTCATTGCAAGACAAGTTAATTAAATTACCACCATAAAAAGCAACGTCCATTACCAATGCTTCGTTTTCGTTTTGCAACTTTGCAATCTTTGCTTTCATACATTGAATTTCTTCGTAGTGACTCTTTCGAAGCAATTCCATCTGTGATTCTAAATCAGAACACTTTACACAGAACTCACTCATTTCAATTTCCTTATATAATCTATAACTTCAATTGCGTCTTTGTAACCAGAAATTTCTACAGCTTGTTCCACATAATCTTGTGATTGGTCAAGATACTTCTGACGCTGCATCTTTGCAAGTTCTACAATGTTCAATTCATAAAACTCTTGGTCAACAGAACCATCTTGATAGACATGTTCCCATGTACCATCTTGTCTTAAACGAATCTTCATTAAGACTTTCTTTTCCATTACCCTCTCCTCATAGTGGCGATATCTCTGGCTTCTTCGTCACTAAAAACAGGAACTGCGTTGGACTTATGCATAGTGCCAATACCCTTAATCTTATCGCCAGTGTAAATTGGGTTTGGTTTCAGAGCACAGATACCTCCAGTAAATGGAAGACTTGGATGCTTAGGTGTCTCACGACAAGCAGGTGTTCCAAGTGAGTACACGTCACTGAGTTGTTGTTTTGGTTTAACAACAGTCTTTGTGGCATACTTCTTTATCATCGCTTCCCAGCTTGCTTGCAACTCTCGTTGTTTGGCAGTAGGTTTGCGTTTCTTAGCTTTTCCGAGTGATGTATGTAGCATTTGCATAAGATCTATTATACTCCAATAATGAATTAATGTCAAGACTTTTTTGCGATAGCCTTACACAATGCAATAAATTCTTCTTGTTTAAGATCCATTTTGGCTTTATTAACACAGGTTGCAACTAGCTGGACATTTGTTTTAGTATAACCTTTATTGCTATTAATTCTATCAACAGAAACTTTATATCTAGAATTAAATTTTATATCCATCTGCAAGCCACTCAGTGCGCATTTACCTTTAGAAGCGATAAGCATTTTTCTTAAATCATCTTTGGTGATGCTAACTTTAATTTCCCTACTTCTTCCATGTTTTGCACCTTTCTTAACACCACTGAATAAATGCCCAAGAAATGATTCTGGATCTTGTTCTTTTCTTGCTCGTGTTTTTAACTCTGCAGCTTTAGCCTTTTCTGGATTGTTTTTTCTCCATTCTTTAGCTCGACGCATTTGTGATTCACGATTTTTCTTGTACCACTCAGCTTGGTATTTCTTTTGATCAAATGCCATAATTATGCTCCCACCACGAAACCAGTTGTGTCTTTCTTGGCTTTACCTTTGGCTTTCAAGCCAACGATAACTCCCTTTGGATCTAAGAATCGGAGATCTGTCTCGTCACCATTAATAACTGGACGACCGATGTACTTCTCTGGCAACTCTTTGAACACAGCTGCAATATTCATACCATTACTTGCAGCAAGACGAACATCCATATCATTACCATCTGCTTTGGAGAAAGTCAGGTGGTAGTTTGGAATGTGGGATACTTTACGACCAAGAATTTTGGTGTAGTCGTAGAACTGGACTTCTGGGAAGTTTTGAAAAATATTCTTACCATTTGGCAATGAGTATTTCTCCCATGCAATATCAGAAGTGCCATTGAGACGAAAGACTGGAATCAATCCTTGCTTCTCTGCTTTCTTAATCGTGGCTTGAATCTCTTTGAACAAGTCAAGCATGAATGTGTTACGATTCTCAAAGAACATTTTGGTTTTGCGGATGCGTGCTTGTTGAATCACGTTGGTGGTTTCACCTTTCTTGAAGATGCCACCACGACCAGCAGTATTCAAACATGCAGCTTTGCAGCCAGCTGTCGCTTTTGGACAGGTATTTTTGCCAGATAAATCGGCAGGTGCAAGATGAAGGACAGACGACAAGTATCCCTTCTTTTGACCCTTTAACAACTTTGGATTACCAACAGTAAGTAAAGCCATTTTTCACATCTCCATAATCAACGATATAAGAGATATTATACAGTAATTATGAATTAAAGACAACACCCCAGAACCCCTCTAGGAGAGAGGCTCTAGGAGTCGAAAATAACCCTACAAAGCGTAGGGGATTACTTTTTGGTGGAAGGCTGAGTATTGTGGGATGCAGCGTAGGCTACACAAACAACGTCTCTCTCGCTTGCATAGGCACATCGAACTGCAATTGGGTCAATACCCTTAACGATGGCTGATTCAACATTTCGCTCTACAGACTTCAATTCACTGTACTGATAAAATGTAACAGAACCAATCAAACAAATAAATGCGAGTAAAACACTAACTGTAAAAACATTATCATTCATAACAAACTCCTTTAGTTTACCAAGATCCATCATCAACCACCACTCTTAACCATACCAAACCAAGATATAATTCAAAGTGGAAAATATATGTATCAATTTCATGCGGAGGATTAAACTCCAATTTAAAATTCCAGTGGTAAGGATTTAAAACCAATCCTGCCCACAAACCAGAATACTTAAGATAATTCTTTAACATGGTCGCATAGTCCTAATTTTTTGGCTTCAGGTGGACTCAACCAGATATCTTGTGGTGGCAAAAGAACCTCTCGGATTTTTGCGTCAGAAAGACCAGTGCACTTTTTATAATGTGCAATCATCTTTTTAGTGGTTAAGTCAAACTCTTTCACCGTTGCGAAAAGTTCGTGTTCTTTACCAAACGCACCCCATGAATACTGATGGGATAAGATAGAAGTGTTTGGTGTAAGAATACGTTGGTCTTTATCTCCAGCGATAAAAATCATAAGTCCAGCAGAAGCAATCTGACCAAGACCGATTGTACGAATCGGAATAGCAGAACCTCTCATAACATCAATCAATGCAAACGCTGCATTTAAATCACCACCTGGAGATGTGATGATAAGATTGAGCAACTCTGGTCGCTCTTCAGCAAAGTTTGCTTCAAAAATCCACTCAACTGCACTCTTGGCAGTAGCCAATGAGATTTCTTCCATTAGTAGAAAGAATGAGTGTTGTGAAGAATCTTCTTTCAGTTGTAGATTTAGTTTTTGCATCATCATTAAAGTTTACCACTTTCTTTATAAAAAATATGTCTACCAATCACGGTAGTCTTTTCAAGTCCACGCCATCTTGGATTAACATAATCGGCATGATAAAATAATGCACCATATGTAACATCCTTAATTTTATCGTAATTCGCATAAACAAAGAGTGCAACTCTTCTTGCTTCTCTATATGCATGTGAATTAGATACTCTTTTGCCTTCTTCACAGAACCAAGTGAACTGACAGGTATAGTTTACCTTTTGTTTCACTACAGAGCAAATATCTTTTGGATATCTTGGATCTTGCACTCTATTCATTGTTACAAGTGCAACTGCAACACGACCTTTTTCTGGTTCATGACCAGCTTCAAAATAAATGTTGTCAGCCAAGCAATCAACTTGCTTCTTAGCATCTTTAGTTAATTGAGTATATTCTACCTCAATAAGTTTGTCAGATGAAAATGTAGAACTCATGAAAACAATACTACTCATGAGGAATAATGCTACTAAAACGTATAATCGCTTTTGC